CTCTGGCTCACCCTGCGATAGAACCTACGCCTACTGGTAATGCACCTGCTAGTGGAATAATAGTTAATAGTGGGTCCAATAACATTGACGATGGCAAGATGACACCACATAGAATGACAGGTGCATTATTAAGTTTATTTGAAGAAAAAAACCGGTTGTTTCTTACGTCTGGTAATCTAGGCACTCCGGATAATAACTATTACAGAATCTCAAACGACCCAATAACCATACCTCGCGATTCGCGTAATCCACTTCTAAATTCTTGTTTCAGTGGAACGGGCCAACTAGATGCAGTAGAATTTTTACAATATATACTTGAAAATTTACCAGACGATATCAAAACGTTTAACATAACATATAACCCATCGCTTAGTACAGGGGCTGATCCGGTTACAGAAGATGAAGTAAGGCAAATTGGAGATAGATTTAATGCAAAACATTTATTTAGACTAGCCTTGACAGCCGAGCCAGAAAAGAGTATAATAAACCTAATTTCTAGTATTGACAATGTTATATTCAGCAATAATGGTCGGGATATTTTACCAAATTTCCAACTCAATGGCGATTATGTTATATTTACAGTACAACCGATCATTAATGATCAGAACGAGATTGTATATGAAGGTGAAAAAGACCAAGAAGGAAACGTTGTGCCAAACGGACATTATATAGCTCCAATTACGTTTACATATAATCATAATTTCGTGAATAGTTCGTATAAGTGTGAGGGTCTAGTATTAAAATATGGCAAAACCCACGATACTGGACATTATATATATTTACGTCAGCAAGATGTTAATAACGATTTAAGTCAACAAGATGTACTAATATATAACGATAAGAATATATCTATACTAGATTTTAATGAAGTAAACAAAAATATTACCAATAATCTCAATATTGCAGAGGCAATGCCAGCTGGAAAATGTGTTCCAATAATACTAATATACAAAAAGGTTCCCCCGATACAGGTCAACCAACCGGTAGTACCCACAGATCAAACCGGAGAAAAACGTGCTTCCCCTCTCATTCGGTTTAATGTAGGTTTAGACAACACCCAAAATACGTGTGCTATAAATGCTGTTATTCAATCTTTATGGTACAATGACGAATTATATGAAGCATTAAAACAATTTATATTAGATGATATTGTAGTCCAATACAATGAAGCGTCCGGGCAGGGCGCCACCGAAATAAAACACGGTGGACGAACTAGACGCACTACGCGAAGAAAGTCTATGAATAAAATAAAACGATCCAACCCAAAAACCAAAAAAACAAAAACGTAAACAATAAAGATATAAACATATGACATTATGTTCACTATATAATGTCATTATTGGTGCACCCCGAGAACCAAAAGCTGTTATGGGATATAATCAACAATAACCCGTTTGTAATCCAATTTTTTCAAAATAATACTCAATTTAAGAAAGAGGTATGGTTTAGATCCACGATGGAGCATTTTTATAACACATATAAGAGCCGACAAATTGATAAGCCGGAACTAAACCAATTGAACAAAGAGGTTCTAGCGTACATGATACAAGGTTTACATAATATGCTTGCGCAGACGGTTGCACCAAAATCTGAACCGGTTATTCAACCCGCACCTGTCCAGCGCGCTTACAGTAATAATATTTCCACTCCACCTATTCCAGAAAATAACAGAGAAGAACAGTATAAACAGCAGTTTGTGCAAAAACAACAGGAATATAAATCTATGTTTGATAAAACGACGCCTGCTGCATTGGATTTTAGTGAAAAGGATAAGGATGTTGCAATTTCAAATATGGACGAATTAATTAAGAAACAAATACTGGAACGAAATATGTACTTAAATGTCCACCCACCACCAATACAAGCTACCTTACCTATTCAACCAACGGTTGTGCAAGAAAATATTCAACTTGTACCCGATGAAACGTCCAATAAAAAAAATAATATACTATTGTCAGATGAAGTAAGTTCAACACAGGTGTTAGATTTATTACGAGAACAACGGTCTGAAATATCCTCATTAAAATCAATGATTTTAGAATTATCAAAACGGCTATCTACGATAAATTATGGAGTTCTTCCTGTCATGAATGTACAAGAACAACCTCAACCGATTGCTGTAAATAGAAATGAAGGTAAGGTACTCGTGGAAACTGTGGAAAGCGATAGCGATTAGTCAAATAATAAATTATATAAAATAGATATAGACGTTTCCCTCTTGTATTTGTAAATATGGAATTGTTTACAAATACGTTATGTATTAATCTGGCCAGTCGCACAGACCGAATGGAACATGTTCTCTCCGAGTTCAATAAATTCGGACTGATCCCTGAAAGAGTAGATGCAGTGAAAATGGCTGCTGGAGCCATTGGTTGTACTCTTAGTCATATAAAATGTCTAGAAATAGCCAAATCACGGGATTTGGAACACGTTTTCATATGCGAAGATGATATTACGTTCTTAAAGCCAGAATTATTACAAGAGAACCTGACCAAATTCCATAATAATAAGGAGATACAATGGGACATTTTGATTATTGGCGGTAATAATTGCCCGCCATTTCAGACTGTAACAGATTACTGTTCTCGTATCTTCAATTGTCAAACCACAACCGGGTATATCGTGAAAAGGTGTATGTATGACGTTCTCCTGAATAATTTTAAAACTGGATTAAATCTTCTGTTAAAAAATCCAATCAATAAACGAGAATATGCAATTGATATGTACTGGAAGCGCTTACAAACGCAATACTTTTGGTATATAATTACACCACTCACTACCATTCAATATGAAAATTATAGTGATGTAGAACAACAGAATGTGAATTATAGCGACTTAATGTTAGATATGAACAAGGAATGGTTGATGCGGCGTAATAAAATGAATTTTACATAGAACCGGCCGACAGAGACCATGTATTACAACTTTCGCTTGTCAACATAGAAATGCGGATTATTATTATTACGAATATGCATATTTTCAATTGTCATTGTAAATATGGGCTTCCCTGTGCGATAAAAAATATCTACCTGCTTTTGACGCCAATTCTCTTGTTTTTGTAGTATTTTTTCGTGTTCTTCGCGCTTTGTAAATAGGTAATATTTCCACATGATGATATAATATACATTATTGTATCATATTCTTTTTTACGTTGTTTATCATTCAAATATCAATTTATACCAGCGAAGATTTACATAGAACTGTTAGTTAACCTTAAAAATTGGGAAAGTACTGCCTTGTTTTTTTCGGCATATTGTATCGTTTGCAAATGCGACGAGTGTTCCTTGTTCATCATTCGTTCTCTATATTCGCGTTCTTTTAATGATAACATTCGCTCAGCTTCTGGTTTTTCTAATGGCGTCAACGATTGATTGCCACGTTCTCGCATAAACTGATCTACCGATGAATACTGTTTTACATTATTAAAATCTCGTTCACTTACTGCAAGTACGGTTTCATTCTTATGTACTTTTCGCAAATCATCAAATTTTAATTTGCTAAACGGATCACTTGTAACATATGTCTCGTCGTCTTCCTCTTCGTCGTATAAATTGCTCCCACTGTTTACTACTAAATTGTTTACACCTGTATATCTCACCAGGCCAGATTGTTTTTCTTTGATTTTATCAAATATTTGCCCCATATTTTTTGCATTTACGTCTTCCATGTTCTCGTATACCGCTTCTTCCTTTGAGAACCATTCATTACGAGCCCCGTTCGTCTTTTTAACCATATTGTTCTCAAAGAGTGTATTGAACTTTTCTTGGAATTCTCGTTTATCCAATTCATTTATAGCAGATTTGATTTGTTTGGTAGTGCTTTTACCTGTGTCTGATATAGACGTGGGTACATATGTTGTATTTTCGGCTGTTGGATTTTGGGTTTGTTTGTTTTGATTTTTATAGAAATTAACCACGATATCAAACGCTTTTTTGTAAAACAGAAAAAACTCAGCAGGTAGCTTTGACTTATCCGGGTGTGTCATCAATACCTTTTTCTTTGCTCGTTTTAAATCGTCCATGCTTATGTTATAATCAGTATCAAATAATGCCAATAGATCTTTAAGCGAATACATATGTATATCTAAATTGTATCCGTTATTAGTTGTTGACATGTATAATATAACATTCTAGTATATTGTTTTACCTACTTTGTCCGAAAACAAGATAAAAACCTAATATGTTATATTATATTATACCAAATGTCACTTCCTATCATTACTAATCTATGCGACCGAAAGCAATTCGCTGAACTGCTTCAAGTCAACCCCGGGTTGATTATTATCAAGTTTGGAGCAGACTGGTGTGGGCCATGTAAATTAATTGAGCAAGATGTGATATCTGGATTTCGTTCTATGCCTAACAATGTGCAGTGTGTCACAGTAGACATTGATGTAAGTGTAGACCTATATGCGTATTTAAAAATGAAGAAGATGGTCAATGGTGTTCCGGTACTATTATGCTATAAAAAAGGGAATTTGAGCTTTGTTCCAGACGAGGCAATTGGAGGTCCAGATAGTGTAAAACTACGCCGGTTTTTTCAGTCGTGTCTAGAACACTTAGATTAGAATAAGCATTTCATTTATTTGGTGTAAATTCCAAATTATTTCTAGAAATAAATCGGTCTCTTAGCGACATTGACATTCTATATTTATCAATGCCATACTCAGTGATGTCGTATATTTTATCCCAAAAATTGGTCTCGTTGTAATCGCGAATTTTTATCTTTGTCATCGGATTTGCATCCATTTCATCTAATATTTGTTCAAGTTTATTCGTTGCCGTGTAGTTATGTCTATATAACTTGTAACAGTACACGTAGTTATATAATGCGCGCCTATATCCAAACCAGTCATAGAAACACTCTGAATAAAATCGGTTTTGTTCTAAGTCTAATACACGTTGTATTGCTATTGGTATAACATTCGCGGACATTCGCTCAAAGTCGTTGGGCATATTTAGATACTTTATGAAATTGCATACCATTAAGTTCTCTTTGGATATATTTAACCGGGACGTAAATTCCATTAAATATTCCATAAAACTAGTTACAAAGGTCTCTGTGCAATAACTGTTACATAATATAATATGTGTTCCATCGGTTTCATAAAATTGTAATAAGTTATAGTTCTCTATTTGGTTATGTTTATTATGAAAGTCGTCTATGACAATTATAAGGGTTTGGTCATCGTTGTAACTCTCCTTTGCTTGCAAGAAACACGGCATCATTTGATATAGTGAATTTGTTTGTTGTTGTGTTTTATCACCAAACTCTACCGTTGGCGCGTTGTATTTACTACCAAACGACACATATATCTTATTTAATGGAGTTGATACATTGTTTTTTATATTATTTGCAATTACAAACACGTCTAATGCGTTTGTAGGAGATAAGGTTGAAATATAGGTCATTCCGCTGCTCATTATTTGGATAAAATATGTTACTTATTCTGTAATATGTAATATATTTTCAATTTTCTATTTGCTAATTTTTTTATGTATTGTTTGTTTTCGTTTATTCTTTCTCAGTTTTTTGTCTGTTCGTTTCGTCTTACGCATCTTCCCACCTGCCTTGTCGTATAATTTAGATGACGGTTCCGGTTCCTGTATTGACACCAGTTCTGCCTGTGCTGGTTCCGGTTCTGGTTCTGGTTCTGGTTCTGCCGGTGCTTCCGGTTCATCGGTAGACTTACTATTAAATATACTGAGTGATGGCAAATTACTTGTTGCAGAACTGATTAAGCCAGCATCACTAACCATATTGGTATTTTCATCTATGTCCATAACGGTTGTATATG